GGCCGGCGTGTCTGCGGTGTAGATCCACAGGGAGCCGGTCATTCCGCTGACCGCTTGAGTCATATTTTTATACCTCGAAGTATTGCTTTTCTCCCGCAAAATGCGGTTTATAATAATGTTGAGAAACTATTATCAAAAAGAGTTAAGTATCGTTCCCAAAAATCTGGAAACGTAAAACGAAAATATAACGGTTAGAATCATCCTTTCTGAGATATATCGGCTGATCATCGAGAGTATGGATGTGCTGCCGAATTACTCCAATCTGCAGGGCGAGGGCCTGCCGGATCGTCTCGGCATTGCTCCGGGCAGTTGCCTTGCTTGTGTTCCGGATATAGATTTGCACCTGTGGCCGATCTGTCACAGAATCTTTTGAGATGATCGGCCCGATCCCTCCCGCGCCTCGGATCATTATCTGGTTTGCGGGCAGGTCCTGGAATTCATCGAGGAAGATCGTATTTAGGGCCGGGTTGGCGTTCTTCCACTGCCCGTATCCGGCAGTCTCCAGGTATGCCGCCAGGTCTGCTCCAAGGTCGCTCATGCGTCCAACACCACCGCTTGCTCAATTTCCACTACAATCGCCTCATAGGCCTCTATCATGAACGCTCCGGTGCCGTTCGGGCACATCACATAGGCATAGGTATTATCAAATGCCACCAGCTGCCCATCGACCAGCGTCTCACCGTTATGCATCATGAGGATATTCTTGCCGATGGCCGCCTTGAGCATCCTCTTCAGGTGTGGCTTCATCATGAGCCTCCTATTGATTCCCATGTAGGGCATTCTTCTTGCCTGGATTCTACCTAAAATTAGTCAATATCAGAGATCCTAGCGCTATGGCCACAATGAACCATTCTCGCAACGTGAGAAATGCGAGCTTCTCACCTTCGCCCTTAACTGCGCAGTTCGTCAGGTTTTCTACCTTGGAGCTGATGGACTCCAGGCTCTTCTGGATCTGGGGGAGCGAGGCGGCACAGATTTCCAGGGCGGATACTCGGCCCCAGATCTGGCTGATGTCCGTCTCATGCCGCTTGGAGCCGTTCTCCAGGACCAGCAGCCTGGCGTGAAGATCATTTCCCTCTGCCATAGCATCTCACTTAGATGTCTGGCCTCTAGTCTGGATCCAGGCCTGGACTACCTGAGGCAGGCCGAATAGGCCGGCCAGAACGCCCAAGGCGATGAAGAGCTCTTTTAGTGTGGCTACATCGGTCTTTCCTGTGGCTACCATGCCGATAGCGGCCAGCGCCATAAAAACAAATCCCACGATCATGAGAATGGCGATCCTATACCCTTCACCGGACATGATACTCTACCGCCCACCCTTCCTCTATCAGCCTGTTTATTCGGTCCTCATCCAGCTCGTGACCATTGACCGTTTGGCCAACGGTGTATATCGCGTCGGCCAGTAGTGGCTCGCCGAAAAAAGGATAAGACTGCAAAATGCGTATCTGTCTCATCTCAGATCCCCGGCGTCCAGGCCCCGTAAGATCCGCCATCTCCGACGCCATCCTTCTTGCCGAACTGCCCGAATATGGCCGGATCGGTGCCAGATAGCTCGACCACCTGGAGTCCGGTCTTGCCGAGAGCCTGGTTTCCGATATCCATGCTCTTCTGCCCGGATAGATTCAGGACGGGCAGAGTCTGGTTGGCTCCGATAACGCCGGCGCGATGATCATCCGGCCCTTTGGCGTCTCCCTCATAGTTGTCTGCTCCGGCCATGCCGATAATCGCCATTGCGATTATAACTAATACTGCTATCATCTTTCTCATTTCATCGCTCCTAAATATTAATCATCTGTCTTTTCTTTGCCAGGATCTGCCGCATATTGCGGATGGCAATTATCCCCATCTCCTTATAGGTAGGCTTTCGCCGGGCTTCTGCATTGGCGTCTTGGATCAGGCTATCATGCCTTGCCAGAGAAGCCTTATTGAGGATCACGCCGGTGATAATGTCATCCGGCGTCAGCTCATCCGTCTTCTTCAGGATCACGCCGGCGGGATTCTCTGAGCCATCAGGCAGGAGAGGGGATTCCACTTCCCACCTCACCGCCGCCATCTCCGGGCTCCAGTTTGGGACGTTAGTCCAAGCCAACCCGAGAGGGATCTTTGCCTCCGGGCCATCATAATGACAGATCCCTCCTGGCCTCATCTCATCATAACCGCCTGCCTGGCCATCCTCTCCTTCGACCCATGACTCCTTTTTCTTTCTCTGGAATGGCATCTCAAATCCCCCCCATTGGTCCGACGCCGGTCTCTGGATCAGTGGCCGGTATAGTCTTATCCAGCGCCTCAGGTTCGCTCAGCACTCCGAAGTCCCTCTTGACCTGCTGGCCGGAGAGCCTCAGATCAGTTTCCAGGCTGAAGTTGCCCGATCCATCCAGCTCTCTGAGCTTGAGTGCCCGCGCCTTGCCTGCATAAGAGATGTCAATGTCCTCCGAGATGTTCCCATTGCCTGTGATCGATACATCGACAGCAGCATCAGAATACACCGTCTCAGTGACTTGCACAAGGCTGTCGTTGGTTACTTCGGTGATGATCTCCTCCGTCACTTCAACAGTGCTCTTCCGAGAAAGGTCAGCCGTCCCATAGAAGTCTTTGGCATTCCGGACGCTCAAAGAATATTCTGGTGTCCGGGCATCAAAGAAAGCGTCCTGGGATGCATTTAGGCCCTGGAATGCCGATGAGTTCCGGCTATCACTCAGATCAATGCTGATGTAATGCTCTATTGGCCCCATCCCGCCAGCCGCCAGCTTATGGCTTGTGCCCCCCGAGTAGCTGGAATAGATCCCATCGCCGGTGTAGTTGCCAGCCAGATGGACATCAGCCAGCGCCGGAGCGGCACAAACGAGTATAAGCCACCATATTAGAGGGCTTATTATTTCTGACAGAACCATATAAAATCACTTATAATTAAACAAGGAAGGCGAGCGGAGTTTAATCCGCTCCTGGGCCTCCAGCGCCGCCTATGCCGTCCATCTCGGACTTTTGGACTTGCATATCTCCAGCCTTATCTGCCACGGCTACGGCAGCATCGATCTGAGCGCCCCAGTAGGCTTTCATTTCCAGCAGATTCTTTTTGCAGTGCTCCAGGTCCTCATTGGTCCACCCGGAGGGCTTGGCTGCAGATACTCCGTTGCCCAGGACTGCAATGGTCCGCTCCACAGAGACACCCAGCTCCCTGAGTCCTGCCCCCAGGAGAGAGTTTATGGTCCTGATCGTCACATTCTCCAGCTTTCCGGTCCGGAAAGCCTCCGGCTCATTAGGTCTTGCCATTTCTAAAAACTCCGGTGCTAATATTAGCACTATTATTTTTTCCGGATAATTGTTATTCGTCGACAGGGGGATTGATCCAGCTCCACCAGTCTGGCATCGATGAGTGATCGCAAAAATAGGAGAGCAGACCGATCCCAGTCCTGGCCTCGGATGATTTTGGCCCAGTCCAGATCGGTGGGCTTCATTTCATCCTATCCTGTATAAACTTCTTGATATTTTCCCGGTTATTGTTGAGCGCATCCCTGCCCGCGTGGGCTTTCCTGCCACTCCGAGAGGATGGGTTGGTGGGGTCTGGATGGCGCAAGGAATCATCCAGCTCCTGGCGGATTGCATAGGGGCCTGTGGAGGAGACTATGACCCTCATTTGGCTAGGTTGATCGGTCACAGTGAGGCTGCTCTCCAAGTCTCCGGTCGCGTGGGGGATGGTGTTGCCCCATTCCTTCAGCACAATCTCGCCGGCCTCATGAAGCGCATCCATTGCCGCGGCCTTCATCTTCTGCAGCAGGGCCTCGGGATGCCATTGAATCTCAGCCAAGGGCAACCGACCTCATAGAGCCATCATAGGCAGCTCCCACCAAGCCAAGCACTGGATAGTCCCGGGACTCAAAGGTGATGACATCCCCGGCCACTATTTCGGCCTCGGTCTTGCATATGGCCTGGCAGTGCAGCTCATCGCCCTGGGCAGTCCGGACCACCCGCGCTCCGTGAGCCCACAGGACGGTTATGGTGCTGCTGGTGAAAATATCATCGTCTCCGTCGTTCCCTGTCTTGTGCTTCCAGGTGACAGGGACGCCATGCATCGCCAGGTAGGGTGTCAGCAGGCTCATATTATTGGCACGCTCCGGGCGATGTATCTGGAGAGGAGGCGATAGGCATCTGC